TTTTCTTCCTCACTAAAAACAAGATCGGTATAAAAATAAACGATATAAATATTAAAATATATTTCAAGTTTAATTTCGTTTATAACCCCATTTTCTCTTGAGTTTTGGAGTGCAATTTGAACTAAATCATTTTTATCACGGACTGGAAGATATTGAAATACATTAATATCCTGTCCTTGAATTGAAATGGTTTCAGTTTGGTCTTTTACTTTTAAATTTAAATCTTTGTATAACATATGTCATACCTCCTTTTTAACTCTTATTTTTATTATAGCATAAATTTTAGATTTTGTCAACTTTTTAGCATTTCTATAGTTTCTATTAATTTTTCTGTTAATTCTTTTGATAACTCATTTTCTTCTTTTAAAATAGCATTTTCATTTTCTTCTTTTATTAATTTTTTTTGTAAATTAATATAAATGTCATCTAAATTATCTTTAGATAATATTTTTTGAAAACTTTCTAAAGTTTCTTCTATTGTAGAAAAACTAGTTAAAGAAGGGCAGCTTCCTAAAAAACTTTTTATTTGAGTTGATAATATATCTCCACCAGAATAAAAAGGATCTATATTTCCTAAAACTTGAGCATAAATAGGAAATAAATCTTCTCCTGAAATAAAGCGATATTCTTTTTGCTAACCATTCTTACCAAATTTATTTTTATCATTATTTAATTTCTTTTTTGCTAATGAATAAATTTCTGATAAATTTCCTCTATTTGGAATATAAACTTTTGTATTAAAATTTCCTTGTGCTACTATCTCATTTTTTGCTATTAATTCGTCAGCAGAATATTTACCAATAGCAGAAAAAATTGAAGAACTGTCGGCTCCTTTTTCAACTTTTGAAATTGAATAAGATAATATATCTTTATCTTCTTTCCCTTTAGTAGCTTTTTTTATCTCTATTATAAAATTATACCGGTCTCCTGCTCTATTAGTTTGTCTTTCAATCTATTTTTTAAATAAATCTGCTCCTTTGTAATCTCTACTTTTTCCTATTATTTCATTAACAACTTTAAAATTATTATCTGTTATTTTAAAAGAGAATCCATCTTGTGCTTCTATGTTATTTGCCATTTGTTTTAATTTAGAAACAAAAGCTCTTGTAAAACGAATATTTCCCCCAGATTCTTTTAAAAATTTTTCACCATCTTTTGAAAGTATTAATTCACTAAAAGTTTTTCTATCAATAGTAATTTCATGAATTGAAGCACTTCCTTCTTTACCTCTTCCTTTTGTTGAAAATAAAATAGTATAATCAATAGTTCCTTTTTCCCCTAAAAAAAACTATCTAACGTCTAAAATAATTTCATATGCCTAAAAATAATTTTGAATTTTTCTTTCTCCTAAAGAAAAAGATAATATTTTTTTCTTTAAATTTTCAAATTCTTTCTTCTTTTTCTAAGATTCTTCTGCAAAATAAGAAGGAGCCTATTTTTTTAAAACTGGAAAATTCTAAGAGTGAATAGTTGTTGTAATAGTAGATTGTATTCTTTTTTTATCTATATCAATTTTTTCTAATTTTAAACTCATAAATATTCTCCTTTTAAAAACAAAAAAATGGGAAGGAAATATTCATTTCCTTCCCATTTTATTCATTTCATTCATCAAATACCAGTAGGTTGATTAATATCACTATCTCCCTTTAACGGATCAGCATGTTCTCTAGCATCATTGCTTAACATTACGCTATGTCCTTCAGAAGTAGCCGCATTACTATCTTCAACAACCTGAATTACACAAAGAACTTCCTTAGACTTATCAAAATAAGTATATCCAGGGAAAGCATCCATTGTGAAATCAAATGTAGAAGGATCGCCAGTACCAGACATTGAAATTGTAAATCCAGACTGAACTTTAACATTAGGGAATGTTAAGTTAGCAGGCATATCAATACCAGTAGCCTGTGCTCTGAATAATGTATCAGCTTCAACATAGTAATAACCGGCAAAATCAGCAGCTGTAATCTGGATTTCAGAAACAGTCTCCGCCTTCTTGATTACATAATAATCAACCATTACGTTCATGCTCTTGTTAAGAGCCTGTCCTTCATTATTCATCTTAGGAGTAGGAATTGTTAAAAGTCCTCTTCCCTTTGCATCATAAGTAAAGGTCATATCGCCATCTGTTGTAACAATATCACCAGTAATAGAACCATCATCTTCTGTTACGATAATAAAGATAGGAGCATCTGTACCAGCATCAACAGTAATTTGATTAGCACCTGTAACAGGACCAAAAGTTCTTAAAGCATCTGTTAAATCAATAACACCACTACCACTGCCATCAATAGTCATAGTAGCTCTAGTTGTAGCATGAACATGAACATTCTTTCCAGCTTCTTTAACAAGTCCAGCACCAGAAAGCATAGCAAGAGAAACAGGAGAAATAAGAGCATCAGTTAAAGTGAAAGTAAGAGTCTTATCACCTTCCCATGCTATTAATCTAGCATTACCTCTACCACCTTGCGCATACACTGTACTAGAAGCCTGTTCCATTGAAGATGCTGTTGCTGTATCAATATAAAGGACTGGTTGACCAACGTGGAATTTATTTGTACCAATTGTAGTTTCCTGCTTTGCGCGGAACACAATATTCGCACATTCTCTTACACCAAATTTCATTGTGTGTATCCTCCTTATAGTTTTTCATCTAAATCACCCATCCAGCTCGGGACGGATTCAACATCTTTAGCTCCAGCCAATTTTAAACGGAAAACTGTTTCGAAGTCTTCTTGCATTTTAAAACGCCGAAACTAATCTACTAATTGATATAAAGAATAATTCATTAACTAATTCATATCTTTTTGTAAGCCAACTGCTAAAATAGAAGTATAACGATACAAAACTTCAATTGAAGTTTTATCACTTTTACCTTTTAATTTAGCTAATTTAGCTTGTCTTTCTTGAAATTTCTTTACTAAAGCTCTCGCTTGAGGACCACCAGGATTATAACCACCTTGTCCATCCTCTCCCTGTATATACTTTAAACAAAACATTTCTGACACAATATTTTTAAAACCCTAGAAATTATCTTTTGTTAAAGAATGTTCCTAAAAACCATCCTAGGTTTTCCGTGAAAGTAATATACTGGTAGGAAGAAAAACAACTTTATAATCTGGTAATATTAAAAGAAAAATTTCTTGTAAACAAATTTTTACTTCTTGAACTGATAAATCATTATTCCTTAATATTGTCATTAATACTTCAAAATCTGAAACTTTTTCTAAATTAATTTTGTCCTTTGTTTCAAGACTATTTTTAGAAAAATTCAAATATTGACATCCTTTAAAAAAATTATTCTCCCCAATATAAGAAATCTATTTTATACTAGGCTGATGAAGAATTAACTATGCTGCTTCGTAAGGTATATCTCGTTTAGATAATAAAGCAATTTTCTCAATCAACCTATTCTTCTCCCAAATCTTCTGTAAAATGCTATCCCAAATAAGATAGCGTATACATTGAAATATCTTCGTTTAAAACTACAAGATTACATCCTAAGAATTTATAATAACCAATACCAGTTAATTTAATTCTTGATGGTAATGTTTTAGAAGAATCTTTAGTTTCATCAGAAAGACTATTTAAAATACCATCGATATACCCACATATCATTAAAGGACGAACTTTTAATTCATTTAATACCCATGCATCATTATAACAAACAATATCCATATTAATTATATAGTCTCGATATTGTGAAGAACGTTTATTTTGAGAAAAATTATCTTGAGTTATAATAATATAACTTTTAATTTCTTCATGTGTTCCACGAGCAATTTTAGGATTTAATCGAATATAACCTTCTTCAATCATCCTTTTTACTGTATACTTATCAACAATAGCATTGTATTCTTCATCCTTCGCTGGATCTAAACAATCGGGAGAATTAATTATTAATAACCGTTTCAATATATTGCTATAAGGACGGTTCTTTATAAAAAGTGTTTCTAAAAATTTATTAATGTCCTATGGACAAGAGAAAAAGGGAGAAAATATCTTTTTCGTTGAAATTAAATCAAAACGCATAACAAACTCCTTTTATCTCATAAAGGTTCAATAGGAACTTGAATAGAAGTCTATCCATATTTTACTATAAAACCTTCTTTATTTGCTTTTTTACTAATAACTTCAAGTTTTAAAGTATCTTCGGTATATTCTAAGACTTTAACAAGAGAATCATCTGATATATACCAATCTTGCGGCTACTAGTAATTTTTAGCTTTATATGTTAATATATCGTAAGGATGTGCGGCGGTCGGTCCATCAATTCTAGCCTAGGTATGTTCTACATCATAGGCAGCTTCCGCCTAGATCTGAGCGGCTTCCGCATCTTTCACTTCTTTAACGAATTGATCCGCAGAGGTATAAGTTTCTTTTAATGCCACCCTTATAATACCTGAACTAAAATCCCCTGTTTTACTGGTACTATAATTTTCATTATAGGCTTGTACTTCCCAAGGTTTACCATTAATTATTATTCTATCAAAGCGTTGAAAATATGCTAACGTATCTTCATCTTTTGTTATATATAATAATTTAGTATAATTCATATCATTCCAAACAACTCCTCGTTTTGTATTCCAAAGAGCTGTTGTTTCATTTGGACCTGTCATCCATCCTCTATAGCTAACTGTATTTTCATTACCATCTTCATCTATAACAATAATCTAAATCTACTCATCAGCTTTACGAATTTCCGCTCTAAAATAAGCAGTTTCTTCAGAATATTGCATATAGACAATCCAATAAGTATCTGGAGTCCATTCTTCTTTATTACCATGAACCCATTTAAAGACAGTCCCATTGTGAAAATCAGTATCTATCTATTCTTCACTATCTTCCGGTGCTTCCCTAAATGGAATCGAAAGGATCTTATCTTCATAATCCACTTTTAATTTATCGTGATTGATTAAAGCCTTAAACATAGGAGCGGTGGAAGTAAGAGAATCAACAATCTCCTCTAAACTTCGAATATATCTAGCTGAATATTTATCATCTATAACAGCTAAACTTGTATACTAATCTTCTAATGTTTTTAAAATATTATTCTGATTATCACTTAACTCTTGATTATCTTGAAGTAAAGTAATAATAGAAATAATATTATTTGCTAAACTATCTTTTTTAACATCATATTTCTGAACGATTGCTCTTTGATAAGATGCTAATAAAGCTTTCTTTAAACTTCTTAACTTATCCTATCTCATTCTCGTCCATTGGTCTTCACCACCAAAAACACTTAATCGTTTACTCATTTTATCTAAACCGGAACCGAAATCATATGAATGGCTAGGATTTTTATTTAAATCGGCCCGATACCGTTTCCGCATATTATCTCTAGCAGACATATCTTTTTAACTCACTTAGTAAACTTAGAAGTTCTAATATAGTTCTTCGATAAGTAACCATATCAAGCTCACTAGCTAAACTAAGCAATCCTTTCATTTTACATAGTATAGAAAAGAATAATTCTTCCTAGCCATCTATTAAACTAGCCATTCCCGCCAGTTCTTCGATTAAAGTTTCTAACGGCTTTTCCCAATTTTTTCCTTCTTCTCTTAAAGGAAGTAATTTATAAACTTGATTTATAATTCTTTTTAAATTATTATCTATTGCACTCTTGCTGATAGAAATACCTAAAGTTAAAACCACTTGTTCCATTCGCCAGTTCCTCCTCTAGGTTGTTTCTCCATTATAGAGCTAATTGTTGATTTATAAATTCCACTTTCAGGATCTCTCTTACGTCTTTTATATAATCTCTGTAAGTGGAATCCCTCTCTCTCGTAATCTTTCTTTAATTGTAGAATTTTTTGCATATGGTTAGCTTGAGAAGTGAATTTAAAATCGCTCCCGCTATATTTCATACGAGTATTTTCAATAGTAGCTAATTGCTGCCCTAACCATTCTACAATCATATAAGTTGCAATTATATTTACTTCCTATTGAGTTAATTTATTTACAAAACATTGTGTTGTAAATGGTTCTCCTATCTCATCAAATTCCCCTTCTATTGGCATTTCTTCGTACTAAAGATTCTGTCTTGGGAATTCAAATTTAGGTAAAGCAGAAATTAATAGTTCCTATAAAATCTTATCAGTGTCCTAAGGAGTTAGTTCCATATACATATCATCTGTAATTTTTGAAAGAAAACTGTCATAAACAACAGAGAAAGGTGTACAATTCATTTCATCCATCATACACCTCCTAATTATTATTTAATCACGCGGCGGCCCTTGATTTCTTCAGTTGAACTAGGCTCAACCTTTTTAACAACTCGTCTCTTTGTAGGGGCGGCCGCAGGCTGAGGCATGTCAGCTTCAGTATCCTTTTTAATTTGAATCGCATTAGTTACATTAAAATTAGTTTTTTCTAATATTGCTTCTCTTTTAGCAATATCATTTAAAGGTAATTCAACCGCCATAGATTTCACAATTTCAATCACTCCTTCCGGAGCAAAATCTAAACAATCTAAAAGTTCATCTAAAGAACCTTCAACTAATAGTTTTTTTATATCAGCAGGAGTATAATCATACTCTTGCTCTACATGCCCTAAAATTCGAGCAACCACACCTTTATCTTCTATAACTAAGCTATCCCGTAGAAGAGCCATTCCGCCAGGTTCATAAGATAATTTAATTAATTCTTCTATCGAAATTTCTTTTCTCTCATTTGGTTGAAAAATTCTATGTAATCCATTCATTTCTGGAATATCATAAAAAACAGTTGCATTATCTCTGTTATGAACACCAATCATTTTTCCTTTTTCCATTTTAAAACTCCTTTTATCTCTCTAGTAAAAAAAGGCTTAAATATTATATTTCAAATATTTAAGCCTTATTATTAATCCTTTAATGTCATATGATCAGCTTGTCCGGTGCCGACGACATTACTTTCGGCACCGCCAATTAGTTTTTTAAGTTATACCAATTATCCGCAGAAATATATTCTGCAACTTTATCGCTAGGTAAATTAGTCTTTGTTAAAGAAGTATTTCTATATACGCAAATACCAGGATTTACATGATAGACAGCAACGCCCATCTTCTTGTATGTCTGAATCTCTCTTGACCAGTCATCATTTTCTACTTCTCTAACTGCTGAACTTCCTTCAAAAGCAACCTTTACAGGCTTCTCTGCACCAGTAGGAATAATCCAAGCAATTGAAGGATCCATTACCTTAACTTCATTATCTGCATCCTCAAAGCTCTGAGGAAGGATAATTACTGTATGACCCTTATAATTAGCAAATGTACCATTGTTCCAAAGGTCTTCCTTCATTCTATCAGAAAGAGCATTTGGATCAGCTGGATGCATAGTTGCTGCAAATTCATAAGTACAATAAATGGTACTCTTTCCATATACATCAGCAGTAGCAATTAAACGATCAAATTCGTTTTCATTCCACTTATTACCTCTAATTTTATTAGCTCTAGGAATATTTGTACTATCTGCTAATTGTTCCATAGCCTTAGCGATCTCTTTATAAACAACCTCATCAAGACCTTCAAGGACTAAATTATAAACATCAGCCATTGTAATACGACCATCAAGGAATTCCTCGAAGCCGATTTCAGCAGCTCCGCCGTATGCAGCCATGTTGACTTCCATTGTGTATCCATCAAGCTTAAATGTTTCATATCTACCAGCAAGACCAACTCTTGTTACGAAACTCTTTGCTCTCTTCTTAGAGTATTCACTAACTCTTACACGGAACACAGGTTTGTCACCTTGTGCATAAGTTTTAGTATCAGCAAACTGACCATAATTCTGCATAACTTTTGCAGGAAGAATTTCATCAAGACCTTCTTCAATCAGTCTGAAAATTGTATTCTTATTCTCACGATACAAAGCATATGTACCAGCAAGTTCATTCATTTCTTTTTGAAAAACTTCATTAAGAGCTTCAAACGTTAATTTCTTATCGCCCCAAGCGAACGCAACTGAAGGATTTAATGAAGCACGAGCAGTAGCCTTAGCTAATGCTAAAAGTTGATTTTTATCTAAAGCCATCGTCATTTCCTCCTTATCAACGTACTCTCTGAAGCTTCACAGCCCATTGTTTATCAGGTAATGTGTAATCTGGTGCTGTTGTTCCTGTAGGTAAATTCATTTGTGTAAAATGAGGGACAACTTGGAAAACAATTCCAGTTCCTGTAGGCATTGTCTTGCCAGCGCCAGTTAACCAACCATCAGGTCCAATTGTTACATAATCACCAATAGCAAGTGCAGAAATGGTAATTTTATCATTATCTCCATTTACTGTTACGAGGTCTTTAGAACCTTCTTTTGTGCCTTTAAAAGTATTTGTTGTGAAAATATCACCAACAAAAGTTCTTAAAAGTCTAGGATAAATTTTTCCGTCAGACATATCTTTTGCTAACATAGCAAAATCTTTATGATTTTGGCGTCTTTCATCATATAATTTTTCTTCATTATATACCATAAACCATTCTTTGCCATCATCTGCTGTGCCAACCCATGCTTTACCATTTGCATAGTCATATTTTAAAAACTGTCCATTCTCAAGCTGAGTAATTGCTTTACCCTCATTATCAAGAGCAGGAAGTTGAGCATAGATTTGACCATTATGGGGAGCAGCCATGTGCTGACGTTCTACTTGTCCATAGCCTATTCTTTGTAATTCTACAGCCATATTAAGTATCCTCCTAATTAATATCTATTCATTGCAGATTCAACCGCCTTAACCCATTCAGGAACTGTTGAATCTTCAGTTGCCTTAATATCAAAAGTAGTAACAGGATTCTCATCCTCTTCTACTGTTGATTCTTCATTTTCAGAAGAAGTATCTAAATTAAAATTGACCTTCTTTTCAAAGCAAATTACTGCTAATTTAGATTTAATATCTTCTAATGAATATTCACTCTTATGTTCAATAACATCCTTCTTATCTTCATCAGAAAGCATATAGAAATCTTTAATAAGGTCGTCCTTCTCTTTGTCCTCTATTTTTTTCTTGAAAGTTCTTAGTTCTTCAACTTCTTCCTTCAAAGAAGCATAACTAGATTGCAACTCATTATATTCCTGTTCAAGGACAGTGAATTTCTTCTTCTTATCTTCTTCATCATCTTTCTTTTCTTTGTCATCAGCAGAGTCATCATCTGAACCAGAAGCACCTCCGCCATTGTCTTCATCCTTCTTATCATCCTCATTTTCAGAAGGATTTTCTTTTTCTTTTTTGTCCTCTTCATCATCTTTTTTAAATTCTGAAGTAGGCGCTTGCTCACTAGATGAAGACTCATTCTCATTAACTTGATTCTCAGTAAATTCTGTTGTTACTTCAGGTTCTACAGTAGTAACAGTCTCATTTACTGAAGCTTCAGCTACTTTTGCCATAGTATTGCCTCCTTCTAAAGCATACTTTAATTCTTCCATCATAGTGAACAGAGTATGCTTAAAATTATCATCAAGAGAAAAGGTTGCGCTAACTTCTGGAGCAGTTACACCACTACCCTAGAAACAAGGTTCAACCTCATCTCCTAAAATACAGAGTTTCTCAAATATTGCGTCATTAATTATAAAAAATTCCATATTATTATTTGGGTTTGTTGCCCAATGTCCTTTTAAACTTTTTTCATCTAATTCCATTGAATGAGGTTTTCCATCATCTTCAAAAACTTTTTTAGCTTCTTCAAATTGACCTTCCCATAAATATCCAGTGGTCATTAGATAAGTTCTAATTATAGGATTTCCAAAATCATCTTCCTCTTCAAAATCTTTAAACCAGACTTTTGCATCTGGAGCTACAAATCCATATGGCTTAGTGTTATTTTTAAAATGAACACCATCCCCATCAATCGTTATTTCTTCACCATGATCTGTAAAATCCTCTTTATCTGGTTTATAATACCCAACAATAGGAGCACCTCTAAGAGTCTTTGCCATCTAAGTAGCAACCTATTTAGAAATAAAACTCTTATTACGGTTTTGTCCAATATAAAAAACTTTAATTTCACATGCGGACATTAAGGGATTAATATCAAGAGGAGTAAGATTAATGAACTCTGGACTTTTTATCGTCGCTACACTTTTATGCGCTAAACTCATATTTTACCCCCTTACATACTTTCTCTATTCTGTAATGTTTTTTCACTTTTTTGATTATCCTATTTCTAAGGGCGGCCGGCCCCTTCTCCAGATTGACCTGGAGTATTTCCTGCTTGACCCGAGCCTCCGCGTGAAGCCGCAGACCGCGCCTGCAAAGCTTCAGCGTTCATTGTATTAGAAGTAAGCGGAGGAACAAATACACGGACAAGATCTAATATATCATTTTCAAAGTACGCATTAGCTAATACTGAACTTTGAGTTTGTCCAAGTGCTACTTGAGGTAACATTTTATTATATCCCATTTGCGCTTGTTCTTTATACAACTTTGCTAAATCTTTATAATTATAGATAGTAGTTGTTAAAAATTGTGCTTGATAATAACATTTCTTTGGAGACTTATTAAATTGCTCAAGCATTAAATTTAAAAACGACTCAAACTGTACTAAAAGATTATACATAGATGCTTCGTCATTAAGAATAGAGTTATTTAAAGCAGTATTATTATCACTATTAAATTGTTGCTGTGAAACACCAGCTTCATTATAAACCCCTCTTTCTACTTTTGCTAATTCATCTACCGTAGTCGTAGTACCTCGATCTGACATGTCGGCAACATCAACGTCCGCAAAAGTAGTTAAAACATCTACTCCTATTGCTCTTGTAAGCATCTTAACTGCATTATTATGAAATTCTCCAACTTCATCAATGTCAAATACTAAATCTCCATTTCTATCTAATGGCATTTTTTGAATAATAATCTTCATTAACTTTTGAGCCATTTTCTTTCTATCTAAATCTTTAGCATTATCTAAATCGATAATAGCAGGAATAACAGAAATAAAAGCTGGATAATCCTAATCATTAAGATTAAATTTAATTGTACTTTTAGGGTCTAATAAATACCATCCTGGAGTATCACCAGGGAAAGTTGGCATTAACTTACCTTTACGATATAAATTATATCCCTTTTTAAACTCTGGCGGGAACAATTTTAAAATTGCTTGCCGCTGTCTCTCATCATGGAAATGGTCATCAAAATAATGCATGTTAAACTAAACAACTGGTCTATTGTCAACTTTATAACGAGTACGACAGTATTTAATAGGCAACTCTTGAATAGTCATCTTATTTGGTCTAGGAATTAAATACCCATAATAACAACCATGTCTAATGACTTTTAAAGCAACTTCACCACAAAATCTTTTTACCTAAAATGCTTCAAAATATTTTAATACTTTAAAGAAATTAGCAAATTGTTTTTTGCGGGCTTTGTTATCTGCCTAAGTCTAGCCTGCTCCGACGTCACCCAGGCCGCTATCCTGATCAAGTAGACCTTCACAATTTTCAATATATGGAGTAATAAACCAATCATATTTATATAAATAAGCCATATATCTACATAATCGAGAATAAATACCACTAGTCTTATAAAAGAAATTAGAAATCTACCTCATTCTTTCTACATCACCGGTATTAATCGCCATCAATACTTCTTTTTTATCACCAAGAATAGGATTGATTCTTTTATATTCTCCAATATTTAAAATTGCATCTTCAAGTGTTTTAGCTCCAACTCTTATTTTTGAATAATCTAATCTCCCATTGCCGGTGCCTTCTAGCATTAAATTTTGTTTTCTTATTTCTGCTGCTCTATTTATCAAAGAAGTCACCTTAACCTTTCATCAAAAAATATCTGCTTTATTCATAATGTAATCGTATGAAATTAAACTTTCATCCCAATACGGAATTAATATTAATTTAATTCCATGTTTCTTACAATACTAACGTTTCTGCATATCATAATATTGCTGCTTATTTAATCCAGAAACGCCGCCAAAGATACTTTTTGCTTTATAATGTTGGATTCCTTGGTACTAAATCAAAAATTCCAATTCATCATCATCATCAAAGACAGCGAAGTCAAACCTTAAGGCATGACCTCCCTGCCCTATTAAGTCAGGAAAACTATACTCTTCTTTAAAGTTAAGGCCTGCATTTGACAAAATTTCTTCTATCTTTATTTCTGCTCGTGAACTTCTCATAAAAATATAATTTCTCCTTTCTGTTTTACATTTATATTTAAAAAAATAATATTTTTTCTTTTCAAAAAATGTCCTCAAGAAAATAAAAGAAGTTTACTAATATCTCTTCCTTTTCTCTTTTTTCTTCTATCTTCCTCTTGTTTAATATAATATAATCCATAAACAAAAGCAGAGAATTTATCCTTTTTAATACCTCTATTCTCTTGTTTTAAAATGATATTAAC